CTCTTACATTCCCGTATTTAGCTATAATCAGTTCCTTAATTCTTTCCTCAGCCTGCATTTTTTGTAACCCTCATTTCTCTTTCTTTCTATATATTAACACAGAAAATCGTATAGGTAAATAAAAAAAGTAAAAAAAATCGTACTTTCTTGTTGACAGTGTACGAAAATTAGTATATACTTAAATCAAGCTTAAGGAAGGAGGAAATAAATGAAAAACATCGAAGAAGTTCGTAAGAACAAAGGCGTTACATTAGTGGATATCGCAGATTTGCTCGGAGTAGGCTATCGCACAGTCCGTGACAAAATCGATGGTGTTTCAGATTTCAAATTTGGCGAAACAGTGGCTATCAAAAAGGCGTTCTTCCCAGAATATGAATTAGAATACCTATTTAGCGAACGTGTCGAAGACTAAATTTTTTTAACTTAAATATACGAAAATTCGTATATAACTTAAAAATTAAAAGGAGTAGAAAGGAGCAACATGAGAAAACTAAAAAAAGCCTTCGCTATGCTGGATAACGAAGATCTTGCACTATCGATAATCGGCGCTGTAATCGGCGCTGTAATCACAGGATTGTTCATTTGGTTATCAAAATGAATTAGTAACATAGTAAACAATCAAAGACGATACAACAGACACTATTAGAGGTAGCCACAGGCTTTTTAAGCAGAGCAGAGCGAACCTTGTCCTTGATTGCCTTGGATATATTAGAGCGTTATCGAGCAGAACGATGTCTTTATTGTTTTGCCTGATGATAAATTCATCAGCTTTAATAAGCTCTAACAAGACATAAAAATGTTTGTCAATATAGTCTGAATGTTGGGAGTATCTGACAATACGACCATTGACATCATCTATTTCTGCAAATTTAATCAATCGTTTTAAAAATTCTCGTGCACTAAAAGATAGCATAAGCAACCTCGTTTTTTTGATTACATTATATCAAATACAGAAAGGATAATACATGAACGAATTAACTTTATCTGATTTTGACTATTCACTAGTCGGGACTGAAACAGCACAAAAGTTGAAAGCATTAAGTAATCAGCTTGATGGTATTTATCAAAATTATTCAGTCGTGGTCGGAGAAGTGCTTTATAAGGCACAGCAAGAGCTGGCTAGTTACGACAACGGAACATTTCAAAAGTGGGTTGCAAGCAAGGGAATCTCTAAAAGTAATGCTTATAACTATATAAACACTTATAGACTTGTCCAACAGTTGGACAACCCCAAAGAAAGAGAAATTTTTTTAAAACAACCACAACGGATTAAAAATGAAATGTCCAAGCCGTCAGCTAACCCAGAGGTCAATCAAGCAGTTTTCGATGGTGATGTCACAACTCACAAAGAATACAAAGAACTTGAGCGTCGCCTAAAACTCAAAGACCAAGCACTCGAAGCGGTCAAGGGTGAGTTGGAACGTGCTAAAGCAGTCAAACCGATTGAAAAGGTAATCGAAAAGGAAATCATCCCAGACGATTACCAAGCGACACAAGATCTTAACAAGCAATTGCTAGGAAAGAACAAAGACCTATCGGACGAGCTTGATTCGGTCAAAAGAAGTTTGCGACTTAAAGAAGCGTCTTACGAAATGCTTGAGCAAGAAACCTCGGAAGCACTAGCCTTGAAAGAGTCTATCGAACACTTACGAGCGGACAAAGAAAAGCTGGAAAACAGTGTTACTAATATCTTTACACTCAGTAACCTAGTGTCAGAATTTGAAGATTTCTTTGATAGCAAGATGGCACCGCTCAGATTTAAAACCCTTATCCAAGGAATTGGCAAGGACGCCCAGATTGAAAAGCTCAGAGACATCTTGACGCTAACTGAAAACTGGTTAGACGAAATGAATAAGATTGTCCCAGAAAGCGGAAGAACAATCATAGAAGGAGAAATTATCAATGAGTAAAAAGAAAGATAAGAAAAAAGAAAATCTGCTCGCCGAAACGGTTGAAATGCAGAAAAAACAAGCCATGAACCTTGTGGCACAAAGCACCGTTAACCAACAGCTTTTGGAAGAAGTTATCGGAATCAAGGAAGAAATGGACAGAAATGTTAAGAAGACAAATCAAAAGCTCACTGACATTGAGTTGCTTGTCGAAGAAGTTAACAAGAAAGTCCATATCGACGATGGTGAAGCAAGCAAGATTAAAAGCGTGGTCTTTAGTAAAGCTGGTGTTTTCGCAGATATGTACTTCAATGAGCAGAAAACACATCATAGCGATAATCTGTTCGCTTTGAAGAAAGGTCAGTTTATCCGCTTGATGTACTCACGTTTGAAGAAAGCTTTCAACGTGACCAAGTACACCAACATCAAGCATGTTGACGCTAAAAATGCCGTCAAATTCTTGGAAAATCTATCTTACGACGATTTCACAAAATTTGAAATTCGTGAGACACCAAAACAAAAAGAGCTTATCGCTCTTGAAAACGGATTGAAAGAAATCGGGTGACGCTTATGGAAATCACCTACAAACCAGTCGGAGTTAATGAGACGGCTGAGTGGGGCGACTACGACCACCTCATGCAACGGTGGGAAGGTCTAGGGAAGTCGATGGCAAAGAACCTCATTCGAGAAATGAGAGATAACAAAGACTTTCGAGACTACGTATTCAACCCAACACATAAACTGGTTTTCATCAACTATGAGGGTTTCAAATCCTTCATCGAATGGAAAACCAGAAACAGATTCAAATAATATCAACACCTTGACGGCACTAGTGAGCTAGCGGGGCATATCTGTTGAAATGTAAGCAAGACAATCCCTAGCAGGGCAACAACTTTGAAGGCTTTTGCTCAAAATTGAGCCAAAGTTCAGAGCGTGTGAAAATTTGATTTTATAATGACTCCTAAAAAATAAATATAATCAAAGTCCTCGCTAGTTCTCCAGTGTCGCCAAGGAAACAAAAAAGGCTGACCCCTGCCAGAGTCAGCCGCTATGGTAAATAATTCAAAGGTAATTATAGCATGAAACGAAAAAAATGGGAACCAGTCATAATCAACATTATGGCGGACGGTTCCAGAGTTGATGATCTAACTAAGTACACGATACCGGCAGGGCATAGTTACTACGATATCGTGGCAAGCATCTACCAGAAAGGAGCATAGGTCATGGGATATGAAGTATATCCAACGGAATATAGAAAGCAACTACACACAAATGAATAACCACTCAGCCCAAAACGCTGAGCTGAGTTTACAAGCTAAAGGTTTGTTATGGGTGTTGATGACTAATAAAGACGATTGGCGGCCTTACATTGAGGAACTTTCCAAGCGTTCTAAAAGCGGCAGAGACGCACACCGAACAGCCTTTAATGAATTAAAAAAAGCGGGATATATCCGCATCTATCGAAAGAGCTTGGGCCGTGGTCAAGGCGTTCAAACTTACCCACTTGTCCAAGATATACCGATTACAGATAGTTATTGGAGTTATTGGGTTAGTCGGATTGAAAAAGAGTTATCCACAGAAGTTGTGGATAACTGAGTTACAACTTACTGACTTTACGTAAGTTGAAAAGTTCAAAAGTTGAAAAGTTCAAAAGTTGAAAAGTTCAAAAGTTGAAAAGTTCAAAAGTTGAAGAATCCGACACTAATAATAACTAAATAATAATAATAACTAAGTAATAATAATATGGCGTTGTCACGCACTAACTAATAACAATATGGTGCTATCGCACACTAAGAAATAATAACTACTAACTGATAACAATACAGTAGTAGTTAGAAGAATAAGAGAGGTAAAAAACATGAAAAAACTTATCAATTGGATTTGGTCAAACAAGCAAAATGAACAAGTAGAACCATTCGTAATTCACAACCGCCCAATGTGGGATGTCCAAATGCGTGAATACAACCGTACTCATGGATTGCCAGAAGATCAAGTAATCGGGTGATGCCATGAAGCTATTAAAAAAACTATTTTCCAAGAAAAAACCGAAACCAGAGCCGTTCTTTGAGTGGGTGGAGACGCCCGAAGAAAAGAGCGAAAGGCTCAAAAACAAATACACAAACTAACGTCAATCTTTCAGCGTGCAGCCACGGCCTCATCGTGGAGTGTAACTTATACCCATAATTTTTCCCCAAAAAACTTTACTAAATTACTTTTTTCCTAATATTCCCATTTTACAGTCTAATAAAACATTGAAATATTCTGCGGTGGGGCGATGGGTGCACGTTGAGAGCACTAAAAAAAGCATGGGCCCTAACCCATGCAAGAAAAAATACACTAAGGAGATTATACCATGACTTCACAACAAATTGCAAAACCTTCTTTCACTAAGAGCAAAGCCTATGGCTTGTGCGGAACACTTGCTCTTGCTACAGCTCTATTGATTGGAGCTGGGTCAGTGTCAGCAGACGAAGCAGCGGCACCAGTAGCTGAAACACCAGCGGTTGCTAATGTCTACACAGCTGACAATGCTGGGAATATTACGGTGACACCATCTGAAACAGTGGCACCCGTAGCGGAAACGCCAGTATTTACTCCACCAGCACCCGTGGAATCTCAACCGATTGCAGAAGCACCAGCAGCAACTACAGTTACTAAAACAGATACTACTATCAACGTTGAAAATCCAAACGTTGAGGTTACTTTCCCTAACGGCAATGGTAAATACTCACCATTCGAAGTTGAGTATAAAGACATCAACTTCCCAGACGATATGCCTATCGCTGAGGGAGACAAGGTAGTAACAGAGCTACCAAAAGAAATCGGGCTTCAAACATCATTCGACTTTGACGTTTACAACAACGAGAATGTCGTTGGTAAAGCCAATGCGGATGCTCAAGCTCGTAAGATCACTACTACTTTTAACGATTATTTCGCTAGTCACCCGCTCAATAAGAAGATGTCACTCAAGTTTGATGCCAAATGGACAGACGTAGTGACACCGGGCAAACCAGTTACAGTCAATTTTGACGGTACAGTTAAGACTTACACGATTGCAGAGGAAGGGCCACTTCCAAGCAACGAGCTCTTGTCTAAATGGGGCAGCCAAAATAAGCAAGACCCACAGGTTATTAACTGGACGCTACGCCTTAACACAGCCCGCCAAGTCTTGAATAACGCTGTTCTTTCTGATACTTGGTCAGACAACCAAGAGTTTATCGAAGGCTCACAAAACATCTATTTCGTTGAAGACCCTATCAAGTGGACTGGTATTGACCACTCAGCGAAAGACTATTTGGAATCTTGGAACGTCCGAGCTGATGGCTTTGACGCTAAGTTTAAAGAATTTAACCGCATCATGTACATCGACTATCAAACACGTTTGAAGTCAGCGGTTAAAGATAGCACGAATCCAACTAACAAGGCTACGTTAACAGCGGATGATAGCAGTAGCAAGTCAACTTCTAAGGTCCAACTTGTAGGCGGGCGTGGTGATGCTAGTGGCGAGAATAAGCCAGAGCCGACGTTTGAGATTCCCCGT